ATGGCCTCAGTGTAGTTAGCGGACAAACCTTAGAGGAATGCAATCCAGATTTAAAGTGGCCGCGCTGCCAATACACATATAAAAAGATGCTCAGTGATTCTACAATCGCCACAGCGGTTAATATGTTTAATGCAGCATTAGCTGATGTTCCTTGGTATGTAGAAGCTCCTGAAGGTTACGAAGGTGACCTATCTGCTGAAACACGTTACCTTGAAACACTACGCCACGATATGGAACATTCATGGTTAGCATTTATTAAACAAGCTTTAAGTTATGTTTGGTATGGTTTTGCCCCATTTGAGATAGTTGGTGGATACCGATTAAAAGAATCTGGTAGTAAATATAATGATGGTTACTTCCGTGTTAGGAAATTAGCTCTACGCTCCCAAGACACTATTACAGGTTGGGAATATAAGAATAAAGGTAGAGACTTAGCAGGAATGTGGCAGCTTGTTAATAAGCCACAAAGTAAAGCAAACAATAGAACATTTACTCCGCGTGATCCAATAAATTCTGATAATAATAAAACAGAAACACTAATACCTATTGGTAAGCTGTTAATCTTCCGTAACAACCCTCTTAAAGATAGTCCTATTGGTACTAGCCCTTTTAATGCAATTTATAAGGGCTTTAAATATAAGGTTGCATATGAGGAGAACCAAGCCCACTCTGTAGCTCAAGATGTTCATGGCTTGAAGATTTTATATCTTCCTCCGCAATATATGAAGCCTGATGCTACAGCAGAAGACCAAGCAGTATTTGCCGCTTACCAGAACATCATGCGTAATATTCATGTTGGACAAGAAAGTGGTGTTATCTTACCAATGGCTAGGGATGATGTTAAAGGTGAGAAACAATTTGAATTTGAGATTGTTAACTCTACTGGACAAAAATCTCATGATGTCCTGAAGATCATCGACGCATATAAAAGCGAAATCCTCACAGCACTATATGCAGACTTCCTTATCCTTGGACAATCTGGTGGTGGTAGCTTTGCATTATCGGAATCTAAAATGTCTGTTGTACAAATTGTTATCCGCTCTATTCTGAGTGAGATTCAAGATGTATTAAACCATAAGTTTGTCCCTCTAGTATTTAAAGCAAATAACTGGGAACCAGAAGTTCTTCCTCAATTTAAGTTTGGTGAAGTTACAGAAACTACGGTTGCTGAATTTGCTAAAGCTTGGCAACAAATGTCTGCTACTAAAGGTATTGCTAAAACAGTTAAGAATATTAACTATGCAGCTAAGAAACTTGGTTTGCCTGATATGCTTCCTGAAGATATTGAACAAGATGAATTGTTTACACTACTCGATGGTGGTGACTCGAAAGTAGCTGCTGGTATGACTGAAGGTATGCCAAATGGTCAGGGTAAATCAACAGGTAGTAGTGGTGACGGTACTGCTAGTAACTCACAAAATAATTAGAGAATAGAAAATGAGTCATGAACTCTTGAGGCTCACCACTAAACTTTGCAACCAACCACTTATGGTTAGTGATGCTTATTTAGATAAGGTGATGCAATTAATCGAAGAAAGAAACAATTCAAAGTTTGAATTAGCGGTAGCAGATAAACTTCAACCTAGACAACGTTCACTGCAATATTTTGCAGATACTAAACTTGGTATTGTGGATATTCATGGTGGAATTACAGACATTCCTTACTATGGTTTGTGTGGTGAGCAAGGTGTAAGCCATCAGTCCATTCGTGAAGAAGTGGAGCAACTAATTCAAGCTGGTGCTAAAACCATTGTCTTGGATCAAGACAGCAATGGTGGTGCGGCGGCATATGCCTTTGAATCAGCCAATTACATTCGTGAACTTGCTGATGACAATGGTGTAAAACTTATTTCTTATATTTCCGGTTCTTCCTTTTCAGCCTCTTATGTGTATTCAGCAGTAGCTCACGAAGTTATTGCTAACCCATCTGCTGAAGCAGGAAGTATTGGTGTACGTGTTCAATTGCGTAACACCAGTGGATATATGAAAAGAATGGGAATTGAAGATACGTATGTCACATCGACAGCGGATAAAGTCCCCTTCGACTCCGAGGGAAAATTTACCGAAGAGTTTTTAGCAGAGATCAAGGAAAGTGTTCTTGAGATCTACGATCAGTTTACAGATCACGTAACTATGTGGAGAGGGATTGAAAAAGGTTCTGTTATGGCTCTAGGGGCTAAAACTTTCAATTCTCGTAAATCATTAGAAAATGGTCTGATAGACAAAGTAATGAAACTAGACGAGTTTAAGTCTTACCTAGAAGAAGTAACCCTTGGAGATCAAATGTCCAATCCCGTAACAAACTTATTTAAATCAAAAACAAAAGGCACAGAAATGTCTAAAGAAGATATGACTCTGTTGGCAGAGCTACAAACTCAAGTTGAACAATTTCAATTAGAGAATGTATCCCTCTCAACTAAAGCTACTAAGTTAGAAGCAGACCTTGCAGAAGCTCTTGCATCTCTTGCTGCTGTACAAAAAGAAAAAGCTGAAGCTAAACAATCTCAACGAGTTGCAGTTCTTTCTGCTGTTGTTGGTGATGAACAAGCTAAAGCAAAAGCAGAATCCCTTGCAAGCCTCTCAGACGAAGCGTTTGACTCTGTTGTAGACATGCTCAAAGGTGCTAAAGCTGTTTCAGAACAATCTGAGTTAATGACTGAACTTGGTGATGAAGGTGAAGCAGTAGTAAAAGAAGAAGAAAACCTTGTAGCAACAGCTCAAGCCAAACTATTAGAACGCCGTAAAAACTTATCTAAAAAAGGTGCTAAATAATGCCAGCTCAACCAACCCTAACTAGTTACTCAGATCCACGTTACACTGATTTGGTTCTTGAAGAAGAAGTACATGGTGCTTCTTATAATTCTCGTGACATTGCTACAGTAACTGCAACCACTGGTGGCACTTTCCCAATGGGTGCTGTGATTTTCCGTCCTAAAGCAATTACTGCCTCTGCTGTATGGGATCTCGTAGATGCTCAAGCGGATATTGCAATTACTAACGATTATGCAATTGTTATTGGTGATGACTTTGAGCCAACAGAGACTGTTACTTTTGTAACTGCTACTCCACGTAATGTTATTGCCCTGACTCGTCGTGCTCGTTTGAAACAAGCTAAATTCCAAGCTGGTTTGTTGTCAACCTTCGCTGGTGCATCCGCTACAGACATTGCAAACTTGATCCGCGTTCTCGCTGCTCAAGGTATCTTGGTAGAAGGTTCTTTGACCGCTATCCCTGCTTAATTATAAATAGAGAATAATAAAATATGACACGTATTAATGATCCACTAAACAGTAATGAATGGGTTGACCTGTCAGAAGGTATTGAATATCTTCCAGTCCGCCGTAACCTCGTACAACGTTTAGGTCTGTTCCAACCAGAATTCCTTGAGTCTAACACTGCAATCATTCCAGTAACTTCTGTAAATGATTACAAGATGGTTGATATTCCTTGGGGTACTCGCGTTAAAAACGTTGGTACTGATAGCAAACAATCCTTGCGCCTTGCTGTACCACACTTTGCTGTAGAAGAGTCTGTACGTCCTTTGGATATTAAGAACAAAGTAAGCTGGGATGACTTCTTGCTTTCTACTCGTTCTGAAACTGTACAAGCTTTCATGGACAAGAAACAAATTCGTGCTCGTCAAACAGTAATGAATACATGGAACGATGCTTTTATGCACTTGATCCGTGAAGGGACTGCTTATGCTCCTAACGGTACTGTAGTAAATAACTACTACACTGCTTTTGGTGTATCTCGTTCTGAATTGACTTTGAACTTGGCTCCTACTGAGAACCCTCGTGAAGGCATCCAAGCAATTATCGACAACATCGTTGATAACTTCAAAGGCGGCACTATCCCATCAAGCTATCTTGGTTTGGCTGGTCGTAACTTCTTTGATGCTTTGCGTAACCACCCTTATGTAATGAACACCTCTACCATCTACAAAGATGAACGTCAATCCATTGAAATTCTGACTGGTATTCTTGGTACTGATGGTGTTGATCTGAATGCTCGTTATCAAGTATTGGATTTTGGTAGTGTTGTTTGGGTTCGTGTAGACTCAACTCAAGAAATTGCTGCTGATGAAGCTCGTGTATTCCCAACTGATTTGCCTGATCTGTTTAAAGTATTCTTCGCTCCAAGCGATTTGACTTTCGACACAATCAATCAACCAGCTCAAGCAGAATACTACTTCGAGAAAGCAGAGTCTGACCGTACTGCGATTAACTTCTCTTACGAGTCTAACTTCTTGGTTGGTACTTTGTGGCCTAAAGCGATTGTTAAAGTAACCGCTCAATACGCATAACAATTAAAGGGGAGTTAATCCTCCCCTATTATCTATAGGTGTAAAAATGCCACAATTTAAAGCCGTAAATGGCTGGTTCTACAATGCCCAAGAGCTGGAAAAGCTTAATGGTACAGATGGTGTTGTTGGTACAGGTCTGACTGCTGTACAAGGTGCTGCTGCTGTTCAGACAGTAACAATTACTGTTCCTGCTGCAACTACTGTCTCAATGGTTGATGCAACTACTGCTGGTTCTCATGGTTCTAAGAAAGTATTCACTTTCCCCGCGGGTAATATTCAAGTTCTTTGTGCAACTACTGATCTTGCAATTGCTCGTGTTGGTACAAACCTTACAGCTACTTCTGCTGTAGTTGGTGCTCTTGGTACTGTTGTTACAGCAAATACTGATGCAACCCTTACTTCCACTGAAGCTAATATCGTTCCTTCTACTGTTGCAACTCTTACTGCGGGTGTGGGTGCTTTCGACGGTCAATCTACCTCTTCCGTAACTTTAGATGGCACTGCAACTCCTGTTGATGTTTACATGAACTTTGCAACCCCTGATGCTGGATCTAATGGAAATGATTCTTTGACCGTAAGCGGTCAAATTGTAATATCATTTTTAGTGTTGGGCGACAATTAATAGTGAGGGCTTCATTGCCCTCTTTAATGAGGACATAAAATGGCTCTTACAAATGTTGAAGCTGTAAGGCTTCTAATTGGATTGACAGAACGTTCTCCCTTCTACGGACTTATCTCTGATGAAGAGATAGAATGGTTCCTAGAACAATCTGATAACAACATTATTAATGCTTCAATCGCTGCTGGCTTTGCTGCATGTAATTTTCTTTCCCAAGTAAACACTAAAGAAAAGTTTGGTGATATAGAAGCTTGGAATGAAGTCGCTAGAGAATATAAGAAATCATTTGCTCTATGGGTAGAAGATCAGAAGGATACCAACCCTCTTCCAAATGGTGTAATGCCTTGGGCAGCAGGTGTATCACAAGCTGATTTAGATGCAAGTATGAATAATCCTGATAACCCAAGACGTTTGAATTGGTTGTATCTTAATGCAATAGAGGTACCTTGGTGTGTTACTCCAGAATATGCGCTTTGATTTACTTAAGCCAAAACCTCTCACACTGAAACGTAGAGCAACTTCTGGTTCCTATGTTAAAGGTACTTGGGTTCCCTCCGTAGTAATAACAAATCCCGTCATCTCAGCTCTGTATTATGAAGTAATGAAAAAACATGAATTAATGTTTCTTCCAGAAGCTTTGCGTACAAAGAAATGTTTAAGACTTTTTACTAACGACTTAATAAAACAAAAAGAACAAATTCCTGTTGCTCAAGATGCTGATGAGTTTACCTACAACGGTCAAGACTATAGAGTGATTAAAGTAGAAGAGTGGGACGATGTTTCAGGTTTCTTTGGTTATCAAGCTTATGCTTTGAAGATAGACACCGAAGTTAGTACGGTGTTTCCCTAATGAAATATTCAACTAAAGTTAAGATGGATTTATCTGGGTTAAAGAAGTTAAGAAGTGAATTACGTTTAACAACTATTGAAGTAGGTTGGTTAGATAATGTTGAGCATTGGAGTGGAACTATTAACGTACCTTCTCTAGCAGCCACATTACATTATGATTCTCCTTGGGCTGATAGGTTCATGCTTGATGACAGTAAAGTGTTACAAGTATCAAACATAGTTAAACAACAATTAAATTATTTCTTTGGTTGTATTCCTTTAGTTAAGTTAGCTAACAATATTGGTGAAGAGCTTACTAATCAAATTAGAGTTAATATTATTGATGTTAGTGCCCCTGCTAACAGTGATGAGTGGGCACAAGAGAAAGGGTTTAATGATCCTTTGATCTATGGTAGTGCTTATGGAGAAGAACCTAACTTACTTAGTGCATTGAGCTGGAAGGTGTATACATGATCAATATAGCTCAATTAAAGAATCAACTTTACGATATTATTTACCCTCTCAGTTCTGTCCCATTTATTTGGGGAGAGCAAGAAGGAGTTCCTCCTGCTACAGAATTCATTGTAGGTAAGATAAAAAACTGGAGACAAATAGGAAGTAATGCTTCTGAATATGCCAGTGGAAATAACTTTACAACTTACACACTGAATAGATTTACCCTCCAATTGATTTCTGTTGGTGCTGATTCAAATCAGTTCCTATTAGAGGTTGATCACAGAATACAAAAAGATTCAGTACGTTATCAATTTCAAGCTGCTGGATTTTCATTATTAAATAAAGGCGAAATATCACCAGCACCTAAGTTGTTATCAACTGGCTGGGAACAACGATATGCCTTGGATGTTAATTTTAACATCGTAATTAGTGATACAGACAATCTCGGATATGTCGAGTTTGTTGAAGTCACCACTATTGTTAAAGATGCAAATGATAATACTCTTATCGAAGACACTCAGACAATAGACATTGTTCCATAAATAAATTAACAATAAAATAGGTATAAACACATGGCTGCAATTGATGATATTGTCAATGTCGTTATTGATCGCCAAACCACAGCTATTACGGCTGCTGGATTTGGATTACCGTTGTTCCTTGGCTTGCATAAAGGGTTTACTCAACGTTACAAAGAATATGGCTCTCTTTCAGAAGTAGGCACTGACTTTGCAACTACCAGTAATGAATACATTGCAGCTCAACGTTTCTTCGGTCAAGAAATTTCTGTTCGTAAAATTGCTATTGGTCGTCAAGACAGTACAACCGTTACTTACACCCCAACTGTAGCTAATAGTGCAGTTTACAGCGTAACTTTGAATGGTACCTTGTTCACCTTCACTTCCGATGTAAGTGCTACTGCTACTGAGATTGTAACTGGTCTTACCACTGCAATTAATGCTGGTAGTGAACCTGTAACAGCTTCTGGTACAACTACTTTGGTTCTTACTGCTGATGTTGGTGGTGTTCCTTTCAGTGTCAAGGCTTCAACTAATCTTGTCCCTGTCTATGCAACTACTGAAACCCTTACTGAAGCATTGGATGAAGTTCAATTAGAATCTAATGATTTCTACGGTATCGTCTGTTACTCACATGTTAAAGCAGATGTACTTGAAGTTGCTGCATGGGTTGAAGCCAACTATAAAATGTTTGGTACATCTTCTTCCGACACAACTATCATCAACTCTACCTTTTCCGCTGATTCTACTTCTGTTGCTAAAGCTTTGAATGCTCTTGGCTATAACCGCACTTATGGATTCTACTCTGCTGAAGCAGCTAAGTATCCTGAAGCTGCAATTATGGGTGGCGAGTTTGCTCGTGATGCAGGTGAAGCAACTTGGAAGTTTAAACAACTTACCGGTATTGCTGTAGACAATCTTACTGCTGCACAAGAAGCTAATGCCTCTGCTAAGAAATTTAATACTTATGTCCCTCGTGGCAGTGTCAACATGACACAAGAAGGTTGGATGGTAAGCGGAACATTTATCGATGAGATTCGTGATACAGATTATCTTAAATCTGAATTGCAAACCGCTGTGTACAGTCGTTTGATTAACATTTCAAAAGTTTCGTATACCGACAAAGATATTTCAATCATTGAGGCGGAAATTCGTGCAACAGTTCTTCGTGCAGTTGGTGACAACATTCTGAAGAATGACCCTGCTCCTGTAATCTTTGTACCAAGAGTTATGGATATTTCTGTTAACGACAGAGCTAACCGTATTCTCCCAGATATTACAGTTACTGCCTACTTAGCTGCCGCTGTGCATTTCGTAGATCCTTTGACTGTAAGAATTCTCATTTAAGGCTTGGAGCATAATTAATGGCTAATTTAAAAACTTATGATCCAAGTGCTATTGCAATTGTTATTGCTGGCAGAAACTTGGAAAACTTGGCTGACACTTTTGTTACGATCTCTCGTGCAGAAGATAGTTACACCACTACTGTTGGTGCTGATGGGGAAGTTACTCGTAACTATAACCCAAACCGCACAGGCACTGTTGTAGTAACTTTAAAACAATCTTCAGATGATAACCTTTTCCTTTCTGGACTTTTAGCTGCTGATGAACTTAGTAAGCTTGGCACTTTCCCAGTATTGATTAAAGATACCAATGGTAATAGCCTGTACACTGCTGCTGAAGCTTGGGTACAAAAAGCCGCTGATGCAGAGTTTGCAAAAGAAGTTGGTGATCGTGAATGGACAATCGCTTGTAAAGAACTGCTAATGGTTTCCGCAGGCAGCTTCTAAGAAGCATTTAAAGGAGCTGTAAAAGGCTCCTTTTTATTTCTTTAAAATTTGTGAGATAAAGTATGTACGAAAATATGGCAACCATGTCAACCACTATTGATGGAAGCACATGGGAGATTAACCCTTACCCTGCAACAGTTGGTGCTGGATATTTAAAACGTTTGTTTAAAGTATTCGGTCAATCATTCAGTGTTCTTGTAGAAGCTGGAGATGTTGAAGGTGGTATTAGTAAAGCAGTAGAAATGCTAGTTGGTAATCTTGATAAAGATGACGTTATTGACTTAGTAAAGAAAATGACTTCAGGCTTGCGTAAAGATGGTTCTCCAGTAAACTTTGACAGTGAATTTGCTCGTAGGTATCATGTGCTGTTTGCAATTGTACAATGGATTATTACTGAGAACTTCGGAAGTTTTTTTCCAAACAGCGGTTCCGTAAGCGTGTAGTCCAGTCAGAACCGACTAGAGTAGGATTACAGATAGAAAAAGAATCTACCCTCGATCAATGGGATTACTTCATATGGAGGCCTGTTATGCACAAGAAAGCATTGTTGTCTGAGCTTAAAACATCTTGGACACTAGATGACTTAGTTGTATTTCATGAGCTTCAGGATATTGAAGATGCACTGACTGAAGAGAGTAGTAAGCCAAGACCAGATAAACCCTAATGGGGAGAATAATAAATGGCAGGCAATCCTTTAGCTAAATTCTTTGCTACAGTGGGGTTTAAAGCAGATACATCTGAATTAGACGCCACTATTAAAAGAGTTAAGCAAGATTTACAGAATATAACTGGCAGTATCAAAGCCAGCCCAGCAGCTAGGAAGATAACAGCTACACAAAAAGCTGCTGAGAAAGTTAAGGCAGAATCTAAATTACTTGAAGCAAGTAAGATTAAATCTCTCAGACTTATTGAAGATAATGCAGCTAAGAATATTGGATTAGATTCTAAACACAGAGATGAGAAGAGAAAGTTAAACTTAGCTGAAAAGAATGACCAAAGAAAGTTTGCTGCATGGAATGCTGAAATTGCTTCCATGAGAAAGAAGCTGAGTTTGAAAGAGAAGTCCGACAACTCCGCAATTAAAGTTATAGAGAAAAGAACAGCCCTTGCAGATAAAGAAACATCAAAGCAAGACGCTATGACTTCTAGGTTAAGACAGCAAGGAACCCTCAAACAGATTGCTGCTAATACTTATGAGAGAACAGCTAGAGCAAAAGTTATTGAGCTAGAAGCTCGTACAGCTAAGCTCGGCGCTGAAGCAACTAAAGCAAGAATTCGTAATGAGGGGTTGCTTAACAGTTTAAATCTTCAGAATGCTAGAAACGAAGCTTTGAGAATACGTTCTGCAATACAAGCAAAAGCTGCCGAGATGAGGGGTGGAAGTTCTGTTAGGATGAATTCTAATGGAGTTATGACTGGAGGTGTAGGAGGTCTTACTGCTAGTGGTGCATTGGGTTCATTAGGTGCTGCCGGATTTGGGCAACAATCTTACAAGGTTGGACAGTTCACA